AAGATACCGGCGAAAGTGTTTACAAGAACGTGACTAGCGGTAAAGTCGGAGAGAAGCAGCTAAGCAAACAAGACTTTACGAAGTACCAGAAGTTATACGGAACGAACACGGATAAGTTGTATAACGCGATTATAAACAGCGACGAGTACAAAAAACTTGACGATGCCGAGAAAGTCAAAGCATTAAAGGATGCTAAAGAGACTTCAAAAATGATCGCAGACCACGAGATAGGCGGCAAGGAATTAAAGAAGTCCGAGCAGAAGACTTATGATCTCTACAAGGAAAAGGGTATTGACGGCCTGATAAGTGATTTCAAAGAGAGCGAAAAGGAAAAGCAAGAAAAGGCCACAAAACAGGCTCAAAAGGTAGAGGAAGCCGGGGGCGAAAAGAAATACGCAGAAGCCGAGAAAAAAGCCGAAGCCCTGGATATGTCTGTAGATACATATTTGAAGAAAGAAGAGGAATATAAGGGCGGTGCTGAACAGTATGCGGAAGACCACAAGGAAGCAAAGACATACGAGTTAGAGACTGATACTTATAACAAGATCGTCGATAAGGCCGGGGATAACGCCGACAAGGTACTAAAGGCCGTTCCAGGACTGAAACGTAACGGTTTAGGCAGAGCGAACGTATATTATCAGTTTGCAGACGCCTTAAAAGAGATTCCTAGCTTAACATCCGGCGAATTTGTACGGCAGTATAATGCGATCAACACAGGCGGCGGCAAGGGTATTTCACAGGATGAATTGTTGACATACATAAATAACAACAATTTTGACGATGAAAAGGCTAAACAAATATGGTACGCATACGGTGGCTGGACTAACGATGATAATGTGAGGAAATGGATCGAAAAGGATTCAAACGGCAAATGGTATGCAACATACGGTAAAGGGAAGAAGAAAAAGAAAAAATAAAGATATATAGTAAGTTTTGCCGTAAAATAGTAGTGTGATGTGATTTTCTTTTTTCAAACGTAACCTCCAGGGTGCGTCGTGTGCGGGCATGGCGTACCGCATGGGGGTTATTCACTATACGAAAGGAGTATAAGAATATGAGTATAGGACCTATGAAGTATGACGGGGGGGGTACAAATATAACGTAAAAACCGTCACCGAGGACATAACCACCAGCGCATACGGTTCAATAATATTCCCTGCAGGCCGTATCGTAATAACTGCAAGAAGAATGACAAGCGCATCGGGCGGTGTCCCTATGATTCTTACTGCATCAAATGGTCAGATGGTAGGCGCTTATTATGTTGCTAGTGGCGGTGTGCTTACGGCATTTACGGCTAATACAAGTTATACGATAGATTATACATATTTGGAGAAAGTAACAGATTAAACCCTTATCCTGTCTATCGGGGTAAGGTAGACAGGAGGAAAAATGGCATTAGTACCTATGGAAAGCTTTGTTGATACATCGTTAAAAACGATAATTACAAATGGCACCATACTATTGACAAGTTCTAATAATCTTAATAATGTAACAGATTTTGGATTTTATTCATGGTCATCGGGCAGTGTACCGACTAATTCCCCGACGCAAGGTTCGGGGACGTTGTTAAATCTTAAATATGCGGCGGCAGGCATCATGCAAATAATATTTATTGCCGGAAGTCAATCGGGTTTGATATATTGGAGAGTATATTCGGGCGGCACTTGGTACGGATGGCGATATGTTAATAGTTCAGGGGCGTGACGCAAACTGAAACGATTACGCTATATTTAATGTAGTTTCATAAATGAAACGCGGGTTTCAGATTTGGAGTACACAAAGGTTTTATTAGCAATAAACAAGATCGGAGACAACAAGGTCAATGAAGCACTCGACAATGCGATAAGTGAATTTGACGATCAGAAGGAAAGACATTATTTAGACTAGCGCAGCCTTAAAGGTTGCGCTTTTTTTGTTTCAGGGGTTACATTTCTGGCACTACATATAATCACGCTAAAATGCTATCATTCCCATAGAAGGGGTATAAAAAATGATAGTATCAGATTTTACGGTTCCAGAATTGAATTATTTTCGTGATAATTGCAATTTTGTAGGGAATGAAGCGAAAGTATTTGAGCTAAGAAGTAAAGGCATCCCGCTTGAACAGATAGCGGAAACGCTAAATATGTCGGTGGAAGGTATTTACAAGGTTAGCCGGAAGGTTAATAATAAAATAAAACGGGTACAGATTTAAGGCAGATTTAAGGCATTTACCGTACATGGTAGATGCCTTTTTTTATTGCAATAATTTAATCATGGATGTAGTGAAATTATTTGACCTTTTGCTGGATAGCGAAGAATTAAAGGACATACCACAAGAGATCATTTTCCGGGTGGCGTATGAGCTAATCAGCATTATGTCTACAGGCGAATGTTTCTACAAACCATTGATCTACTAGGAGAAAAAGCATGAATAATAATTTGCTAATGAGTTTAGGTAATAACAAGATCGTAATGTCTGCCGTCGGTGCTATGTTAAGGGGAGAAAACCCTAAAGATTTTATGAAAAATTTAGCGACGACAAACCCTAAATTACAAGGGCTTGACCTTGATAACCTGGAAGAAACGGCAAAATCGTTGTGCGATAAAAACGGTATTGATATGAACGAATTAGCAAGTAAAATACAGGGATTTGCAAATTCACAATAAAATTCTATGAAAGGAGACTAAAACTATGAACGAAACAGGATTTGGCGGCGGTTGGCTTTCCGTACTTGTGATCCTTGTTGTACTGTTTGGCATGGGCGGCTTTGGCTTTGGTGGCAATAACGCTGCAATGGCGGGATTTGCTACGGCGGCAGACGTTAACAATAGCATAAATGCGGCTATCAATAATCAGAGCGTACAGAACAGCCTTAATTCTGCCCTTTTGTCGAGCGCAAACAATAACTATGAGACGGCGCAGCTTATCAATAATCAGACTGCTGCAATGATGGCTACCCAGAACAATAACCTTGTCAACGCCATACAGGGCTTTAATCAGATATCAAGTAATCTGAACAATGGTTTTGCGAGCGTAAGTTCGCAGATCGCAGACCTCGGATATAAGATGGAGTCATGTTGTTGCGGTATTAAGACGATGATGCTTGAAAACAGGCTCCAGGACACCCAGGCAGATTTACTTGCAAGCCGGAACGCAAACGCGATTTTCGCGCAAAATCAGTATTTGCTTTCACAGTTAGGGACATATACCCCGGCAGCGGTGGTATGAGGTGATCGTTATGAAACTGATAAAGACATTATCTGAAAAGATCGAAGAAGAGATAAACGATGCTAAATCGTATGTCGAAATGGCGATCAAACACAAAGAGGAATACCCGGAGCTGTCGAGGACATTATTTAATCTGTCTACACAGGAAATGGAACACAAGAATATGCTGCACAATGAAGTCACAGCACTTATAAAGAAGTGGCGTGATACAAACGGGGAACCCCCGGCAGACATGATGGCAGTATATGATTATCTCCATAACCGGCAGATTGAAAAGGCTCTTGAAGTAAAAACATTACAGGCAATGTATAAAGAGTCTTAAAAAAGCCCACGGAATTTACCCACGGAGACGGAAAAACGGCGTATTTATGCTACTTATAGCACACGGGAGATAGTATTCGATTCTCTCGTCCCCTGTTGCCCTCAACACCTAGTAAACACAGGCGTTGGGGGCTTTTTATATGCGGTTTTCGAGCTATTTTTAGCAACGTAAAATTGCGGGTTTCAAGGGCGTATTTCTACAAAAGTTCCCACGAAATTTACCCACGAAAGTTAAAATTTTAACAATCTTTTGGTGATCTTATCCATAGATTTGTTCTTGGATGCTTCTAAAGACTTTCTGTAAATCGACTTCATAACATTGTCGGTCTTCCAGCCGCCTATAGACATGATATCAACGTCAGGAATACCCAAAGAATGAGCGTAAGACGCGAAATAAGAACGTAAAGTATGGAATTTGAACGCCGGTATGCCTAACTTCTTTTGATATCGATGTATAGCCTTATTCAAGGCCCCTGGATGATTATTATATATATATCCCTGTTCCCGTATTTCATCAGCTAACTTGTCGGGAAGATGCAAGGTCCTGTTAGACGCGTCTGTTTTAGGTGATTCTTTGACGATCCAGTTGTTATTTTCGTCGTACACCATAGAACGATGTATTGTTAGATCATTTCCTGACAGATCATCAATGGATAAAGCGCATATTTCACCACGGCGGCAGCCCATAACGCCTAACTGAAAGGCCACACTATATTCAGTACCTTGTGCATACTCTAAAAGGCGCTTGATATCCTTTTCTGTCGGCTCGTAGGTCTCTTTTCTTATGTTCTGCGGCAGTTTTACCCTTAAACGCAAAGAAGGGCGATTTACGGCTAATACGGATGATATAAAGCCATATAGTGATTTAGTCGTCTTAGGTGCATGGTCCATACTGAAAAGGCTTATTTCCCTTTGCACATCCTCACTATCAATGTCATATATGTTCTTTGCCTTAAATTCATCCGATATCTGTTTGATCTTTAGGTTGTATGTTCTCTCGGTTGCCGGGCTTATGGTTCCTCTTCTGTTTTCGATATATTCCCTGGCATACTTCTCAAACGTGCCTTTTTTATCCACGTTGTCTTGCAATTTCTCAGCAAAAGCAATAGTTAGTTCCTTTTCGGTCGGCTTATGATCGAATGTTATACGGTATCTTTTGCCTTTATATACTTTTTGCGCCCGGTATGATCCTGACGGGAGTTTTTCAAGTTTCATTCTTTTTTA